TGTAATTGGGTGCCTCTCAACACCCCTGCCACTTTTGCCATTTGTGTCAAAGACCTCTGGGCATGAGCCCTTGGCCAATTCCATAATTTGCCAGCCCTGCAATGGGGCTGGGTCTATGCCAATCATTCCTGCAAGTCTATAGAGACTGAGCCAAGCATTGCTGTCACAGCCTCTTGCTGCATCTTCTCCAAGTCTTTCGTTTTCTCCCAGATCCCCTTGATGGCCATTGACTTGCTGGGTTGGATCTTCAAAAAAAAAGCTGCCAACTCTGCCATGAAATCATCAACTGCCACAGCCAGCACATCACCATCAAGGCACTGGGCAAAGTCTTTCTCAGTCATCTCTCTGGCCTGTATCTGGTCAAAGAGAGCCACCCAGAGGCAGTCTACAATACCTGACAGCTCAGTTGGCATGTCTCCTGGCTGGTTGAGCAAGTCAATGCCAAGCTGGTCTTTGATGCTTCTCAGAGAGCCAACATTGAGAGCCAACCGCCATGACTGGCCTTTGGAATCTTTGAAAATCTTTGCCATGGTGTCTCACTTAATCAGGGGACAGTGTACCAAGCAGGGGCTGCGTCAGAGTTCTTGACTGGCTTAATGTTGATGTCAACCGATAAAGCCTCACCCAATGCCTCGTTGCGGGTGAAATTCTTAATCATGCAGGTTGCTCTGAGCCCCTGGTTGCCACTGGTGGCAGATGAGCCATCAAGGCAAAGAAACTCCTCAGCAGTCTTTGCAAAGAATGCAGTCTGCAAAGCTGTGAAAACTGTATCAGATGCATCCCAGAGATGGTTGAAATCAATCGAAGCATCAATCAGCCCATCAGCAAATTCTTTAATCCCACCGGATGACCGCGTCGTCAAGTCAATCTCGTCTTTCTCAAGATTGAGAGTGACATCTTTGACAAGTGTAACCTCTGTCCAAGTTGGGCTGGCATAGCTGCCTGTATTATAATAAAGTTTAGCATTTTCGCTTAAAACATGAGCCATCAGCTGACCCCCCTATAATTGAGTGTGATGCTGGCAAAGAATTGGCCAGCCTCATACATGTGCTCTTGACTAAATGGTTCCGTCTGGTCAACAGAGACTGGGGCAAGACCAGACAAGCTGCCGCCAGAAATCAACTCGCTCTTTAATTCTTCTGCCAGCTCCAAAAATGGGCCAATCTCTGCATCATCATCATCGCATGGGGCAATTACAAAGACAGAGACTGAATAGGTTTTTTCGCAGTCACCAGCTCTGGTGAGTTTTTCCCATTCTTCTGCCCCAGCACTGACAACAACTGTCAAAGCTGTCACGTTCTCAAGCTGCCTAAGAACATATAAGTCCTTGGCAATGCCGGGTGTACCAGTCAAGGTCTTTGTACCCAGAAAGGTCACAACAGCATCAACCAGACTCTCAGCAGCTCCTGCCATGTAATCACCTTATTCTTTGCAATGCACCCTCATGGCCACATGAGTTGGATCTGTATATCGCCAGTGAGTCTCTCCCCCCACAGCCAGCACATCATATGTTGTTGAGCCGTCTGTGATGGTGTCACCCCTGGCTGGTGTAACTGCACTTCCTGACAGCAGAAGCTCAGAGACCAGAAAGATAAAATCTTTACTTCTGGTCTCTGAGACATAACCACTGCTTGTGGTTGTCTGATGCACAGAGTCACCTGGCACAGCTGTGAGAGTCACTGACCCCACAGCTGCCCTGGTGTATGTCACGCTGGCACCCACAGCCGTCTGGGCTGATTTAATGCCTGCGATAATTGCATCAGAAACCACGCTCATTATGATAACAAAGTTTCTGTTGAGCCAATGCTGTCAGTCACAACAATCGGAACGCCAAAAGAGCTGTCAGCATACGGCGCTGGGGCTCCAGTGGGGTTGGTTGCCGTCCGGCTGGCTTGCAGCTGTTGGGCACTTCGGCGATTCATCACACACAAGTTTGGCCCACGTCCAGCTGGGAACAAAGCCAAAGCCTGGCTGATGAGATCATCAGTCAAACCTTTGCCACTGTCCTCAGTCAGGTTGCCAATGCGTGCAACTGACAGCGTGCTGCCAATCTTGACACCAGCCCAGCCTGTGATGGGATGGTAATAAGCTGGGAACAATCCAGAAGAGCTACCTGCACGCTCAACAATCTGACGCTCACCGATCGAGATGACACCCGACTGCCCCCAGAGAGCCTCAACGTCAGATGGGCCAGTTCGTACCAAGTAACAGCTTGAGCCAGTGCTGGATGTGGTGCCAGTGGCATCAATCACCATGGCATCAGATGCGCCATCAAGATTGGTCTGGTCAGCAAAGCCATTAAAAGCATTGCTGGCAACATTGCCAACTGTGCCGTTGATGATTTGCTCTTCAACTTCGCGCATCGCCTGACGCAAATGGTCAGCAGCCTCAACACCCATCACATGCTGCCAGCCCATCTCATCGGCTTCTGCCACTGCAATATCAACAGCAAAACTGGCATCAAGGATACCAAGAGAAACCGTGACATTGCTTCGAGTTGCTTTGACGTTCTCAGCCCCATCATTTGCAGCACGAAAGCCAACAGCAGGGTTTGCTGTTTTCTTTGAGTATACAAACGAGTTGCCTGCCACCGTACGTGCTGCAAGTGCAGCCAAAAATGGTGCCTCATCCAAGACATCACTGATGATGCCTTCCATGTCAGCAGCCCCAAAGATTGCAACATCACTAGTCGTTAAATATGCATGTGCCATTTTCTGGCCCCCTCATTGTTGTGTTTGGTAAAATCAAAAAGTCTTGCTTGGTCTCTGTCTGTCTCTACTCTTTTTCGCCGTACATCCCACCCATCAGCTTGGCTGTCAATGGTGCAACACCCTTTGCCATTTGCTCATTGGCGAATTGGCTGGCCTTGCTGGTCTCAACGGCTGGGGCAGATGACAGTGGCTCATCCTCACCATCATTGGCAGCAAATGCTTTGAGGTCAGCCAGCTCTTTGCTGAGAGCTGCAAGGCTCTCATCCCTGGCTTTGACTTGGTCAGCCAGCACAGCCACATGGGCCTGATAGCACTCAAGCAAGGTCTGACCAGACAAGAATGCCTGTGCTCCCTCTGCACCAAAGGCATCAATAAATGGCTTTGCCTCTTGCCCAGCTTGAGCCAGATCAAAGACAGCCTCAACTGGCTCTGGTGTCTCAACCACATCAACAACTTTTTCTTCTGCCATGTCTGGCTCCCCATTATCAAAGGTTTCTGCACCAGCCTCAATTGATTGGTGCTGGTATTCAAAAAGACCCCCACTTGTCAAAGCAGGGTCATCAACAAAGTCAGCAGCTTTGAGCCCTGAGAATCTCAGAGCCCCATCAGCCTCAAAGGTTGCATCTTGGTCAACTCTGGCATGCAGGCTGACCCCAAAAGCCTCTGGTGCATCAGCTGCCAGAGTAAATAAATAGTTTCCAATGTCACCCAATCCTGGGCTGTTGAATGCAGCTTGTGACAAATGCAGGTCAGCATAGACTGCCCCATCATTCACCTCAAAATTGCGCCAACGCCCAACAAATCTACCCATCCCAGACTGCCCCGGCTCTGGATGACTGAATCTGGCTTTGAGCCCCTTGGCTGGCCGGTTACCCAGCTCTGCCACTGTGCTCAATGTTGCCTCATCAGCATGCCAGGGGCGATCGTCGCCAACATCGCCCAGCTGTGCAATCTTGGCACCCCTGATGATGTTGTTGGCTCTATCTATCTGGTGTGGATCTGCACCAGCAATAGTGGCCATGTGAAAATATTGGTCAGCTTGTTTGGCCTTAGTCATCTGTGTCATCCTCCTCAACCTCAGTGGGCTCATTAACCATTGACGATGTGCTCAGTGCATCTGGGCCAAGGGTGTCAATCAAAAACTGGTCCTCTTCGGCCTTGCGCCTGACAACATCCCGCCAGTTGTCGCCGTATCGCTCTTTGCGAATCTCTGACCGTGTGCGCAGATTGTTCTCAATGGCCAGCACATCGCCCTTGATCTCTTTGCTTGGATCCCACCAAGGCAGCCCAGCTGGTATCCAGTCCCATTTGATGCTGTGGGCATCAAAGCCATTTGGCAAGTTGATGACACCATTGGCCAGCCACTTGCTGATTCGCCAGCCTGTCAGCCTGTTGAGTGTCTCTTTAAGGTCATCCCGCTTTGACTCGCAGCTCTTTTGATATTGCACCAAAGCTGAGCGACTGCCAAAGAAATTGGTGTATGCCTCATCGTAAAAAGACCATGGAATATCCAAAGACTTGAGAGCTGCCTGCAAGGTCATATGCAAAAATGCTTGAAACTCTGTCGATGGGTGTTTGCTTTCCAAGAAATCAGCTTTGTCCCCTGGGTCAAGATCCATCTTGACTGGCCCTTTGCCAAAGTCAATCTCATACCCAGACTCAGCCTCGTCGTCATCATCATCAAAGCTGTCTGATTGATCTCTGGTGATTGCCAGGGCAAACAGCTGTGTGATCTTAGCTTTGGCCAAGGCATAATCTGACACCTCAAGGGCATCTTGAAAGCCAGAGATGGCACTGATGATGGGGCTGACCCCGCGCACCTGGTCAAAGCTGTCAAAGTATGCCAAGTGCAGAAGCCTGCCAGCACCAATCTCACGCTCTAGTGTGTACGTACCATCCGCATTGCGCCTGTGGATTGATGCAGCCAGCATCTTGCCAGCTTTGTTTGTCCTGATGCCATGGGTGTAGGCAGCTGGCTCATTGAGCTTTTTGGGGGGCATCCTGTCAGGGTCTCTGACTCGATCGCCCTCAACAGCTTGGAGCATGCCATTGGCCATCTTGACCAGAAATACATCCCCATCAATCACCCTTCTGGCCTCAGCCAGCCTGATGATTCTCTTGAGACTGTGCCTACCAGCCACATCACAATTAAGGGGCCTGCCCCACCAACTCATCAGGCTCTCAAGATGCTCATTGAGTGCTGGGTTGCCAGTGTCAGCCTGGAATGTGAAAGTGCTGACATAATCCAGATGCTTTCTGACTGCCCACGCTGCCACTGAGTAATTGCGCCAGAGCTCTCTGGCACCCTCTGTGGCTCTTTTGCGCTTGACTGGGCTCAGAATCTGGTCAGATGATTGTATGCGTGTGCCAGGGTCTCTGCGCGTATTGGATGGCTCACCAGCAATGTATCTGGCAAACTGGCCAAGTCTGTCTGTCAAGATGTTAGCCATGTGAGTTACCCAGATTGATAGTGGTTGTTCTGCTGTTCGAGCTGCGCGAATATCGTGCAACCTTTTTCTCCCAGATGGCCAACTCAGCCAAGAGCTGCTGCCGATTGAAAACCGTATTCACCCCATCAATAGAAATGGATGTCACGCCAGCTGCCCCTGTCAAAAGTGCTGACTCAATTTGCTCAACCATCTGTCTGGCAAAAACTAATTTATTGGCTTTTGTATTCGGCACAGCTTCCCCCTATCTTATATATAGTCAAACTGCCCCGCTTGGCAATCAGAAATCAGATAAAAACCCAACCCAGAATGGCAGAATCTGCCATTGGTGCAGTCAGGATTGCTTGGTTGGTGGCAGCTTTGTGACCTCTCGGATGACAAAGACAGCAGCACAGCCAGAGCACGCCACATAAAACCAAGCCAGATGCTGACCAGTTGCAAAGCAGTCAAGCTCCCTGTGGGCTCCTCTTTGTTTTTTGTGCTTTTGGTGGCCACAATGTGGGCATTCTGGAGGAGTAACCGTGACAACTGGCTTTTTCTTTGCTCGTTTTTTACTCATAAGTAACTAACTCCCTTGGTCTTTTTCTTTTTGGGGGTCTTTGGTTTTTTGGCAGATGTGTCACATGATTGAATTGATGCAGCCACACAGCAGCCAACTGCACAATCAAGCCAGTGGTTATCTGGTCTATCTGGCCTTAGTTTCCATTCATCAACCTCTCTGCCCCTGCCAGATGTCCTGACAGGATATTCAGCTTTTAGATGCCTAACAAATGTCTTGTGAATCCTGGGTGATGCTTGGAACAAAGTCAGTGCTCCTGCTGTGCCAGGCTCTGTGGCAAACCTGGAAAACAAAAAAGACTTCCAATGGTTCGCATCGTAGAGCACATACTGGGCTGGGTTGTCTTTGGCTTTCTGGATTCTCCAGTGTTCGCCAATCCTTTTGCCAGTTCGCTTTGCAATGGTGGCGTTGAGAGGCTCATTGCTGGCCCCAACGTACTTGCCATGGGATGGCATCACCACAGCGCGGTGTGGTGTGTTGCGCGAAAACTCATACACAATATTTCTGCTCAGACCCCAGTTGGCATCAATCAGCAGCCTTGAAACAGATAGCTCTGCCCCATCTTCACGCTGCCAGCTCTTGCTGCAAAGATCGTCAATCAATGCATTGAGTGCCTTGGTAAGCACCACCTCAAGCGACTGCCCTGGCCATTGTTTGCCGATGGTCTTTTTTGCCTGACTCAATCTAAAATTGGTTGTCTTTTGGTCTGGCCAAGCACCATAGTCAACCACCCACCCTGTAAAGTCTGGCTTCCAAGCTGTGACACAGTAATATAACAAATCCTTTTGCACATCGACA